CAATGGGATGTATGGGCAATAGAATGCTGCCGCGTCAGTCTCACTAGAACCTTTGTAACCAACCAATACTGGTTGTGTATCAGGAGCGTAAGAGTTAACGAATACACGCATTGCACCGTTCAATGTACCAACGAACTTAGTGTTAGTTGGAGCTTCGAAAGTACCTTCTGTTGTACGAGCAAAAGCTGAAGTAGTTGCAGATTGCAATACTGTCAATGATGCTGGAGAAACAACAGCCCAGTTACCTGCGCCACGACGTGTACGTTGGGCGATCAAGTTAGCAACACGATTGATCAAAACTGCCAATGCGGCATGCTCGTCACCAACGTATGTAGCTGTACCAGATACAGTAGCTTGGTTAAATGTGTACTCAGTTGTAGCTAAAGTAGCTAAAGACAATAGAATCTCTTGGTCGATCTCAGCAGTAATTTCTTGTGCTAGAGCGGCCATGATTTCTGCCTCAACGTCAATACCATGTTGGCTTTGAGCGTCTTGGGCAGCTTCGAATGTCCAGCGAGCTTGTAACTTACGTGACTTAGCTTCAACAGCTTGACGCAAGATTTGTACGCTGATTTGTTTACCGCCATTGCCTTCTAAAGAAGCAGTGTCAGCACCAGTGTAGAAGTTAGTTGATGTATCATCTTTAGCTGTGCGTGAATATGCTTGTGCAATTAAGAACGGGCTTAATGCTTCTTGACCAGCAGTAACGCTTGTTTGAGCGGCACTGTTGTCTGTCAAGTTGTTTGCATAACGTACACGTAAAGTGTGAATTTGACCAACTGGTCCTGTCATTGGCTGAACACCAACCAACTCGTTAGCGATAACTGTTGGCATGACACGACGGATAACTGGAAGAATCACACGGTTTAATGTAGCGATGTTGCCAGATGTTGTAGTACCAGCTGAAGATTCAGCCAATAACTGCTTTTTGGTGTTTTCTAAAATAACACCCATAGTTGAGCGGCGAGTGCCCTTTAAGCCTTCTAACAGAGCTTCTTTGGTCTCGTCCCAACGGCTTTCTAATAGAACTTTTGACATTTTATATTTCTCCTAAATTATGTCTTTTTTTAAAGCCCTGCCAGACGCTTGATATCGATAACGTTGTCACGTTGGTCCATATCAACTTCTTGATGTTTGGCAGATTTATCACCAGTAACTTCTTGTACGCTTTCACGGATCATAGCCTTTGCAGGCTTTTTCTCTGTGCCATTGTTCAAGACGGCTGGTAGATACTTATCGAAAGTGCTTTGCAATTTTGGTGTTTGCACACTTTCTAGTAGGCTCTTCATTACTGAAGCCTTTTCATCGTTTAATGGAGCAAGTAAATCACTCATCATTTTTTCACGTTGATTAGACTCTTTAATGACACGAACCTCACGTTCTTTTGACTCTACTAATTTCTTAGTGTTGTCGATTACTTTGCGTGATTCCGCTAGTTGTTGATCCTTTTCTTCTAATGCTTGCATTAGTTTACGTGTTTCAGCTTTATCATTTAAATGAGTAACTGAGAACTCGCTTGCATAGCTTTCGAAAATACGGCGACCAAAGTTGTTTTCTTTTGCAACTTTAATGTCTTCCTTCAACTGGCTTAATTCACCCTTGAGATGTTTAGTTACAAGTTGGTTCATTCTAGATGCAGATTCAGCAACAAAACGTGCCTTCAATGCTTCTAACTGTGAACGTCCTTCAGCAACTAACTTAACCTTAGCTTCAACTACTGCTTGTTTATCTTGTGAGAATTCTTTAATTTCACGTGCTAAAGCATGAACAACGAATTGTTCTAACTTTTGCTGATTTTCCATTTGTAGTTTACGCTCACTACGTAATTCTTTGATTTCTTCAGCTAGTTTAGTAACCATAAAATCATTGAACTTTGTAGCGTGTTCACGTAATTGTTGTTTAGCCAATACGCGGTCTTCGTTCATTGCTTGTCTTTCAGTCTGAAATTCTTCAATCTCAGTTGTTAGACCTTCTGTAACCATTTTATCAAGGGCTTCTACCATCACGTTTCTGTCATGTTCATAACGTTGTGCGAATTCTTCGTGTAATTCTGCACGAACTTGTTGGCGAGCTTCACTCAACTTAGCTTCCCATGCTTCATTTAACTGAGCACCGGTGTCTTCGTTGATAAGTCCACTGTCAAGTAATGGCTTGATAGCATCAAACATGCTGTTTCCCCTTATTTAATTTTGAGATCCTTGATGAGGCGCATTACTTCCTCTTTCAAGTATTTCTCTACTTTCTTGTCGCCTCTTGCGTCTTTTGCAATATCCAACAATTTATGACCATGCTTCATATTCATCATGCCTTCATATATTGCTTTAGGATACGCATTTGGAGCACTAGGTTGTGCGACAATATCCACAGTGACAATTTCAAAGTCACTAACTTTGCCATCATAGTCATTCACGTTTCCGCTACCACGACTAGATACGCCGAGTTTCACGCCACTTTGTAACATAGTAGTTACAAGGTCTCCCATTGGAGTTGGTAAAATCTTTAATTTACCAAAGCCATTAGCTCCGTCCATCCACATACTAGTAATCATATGTGATACACGGTCTAAATTAATTTTTAGGTCATCCGGGTGATCTACTTCACCTAGAACTGAGTAGCCTGTACTGATTTGTTCATTTAGAGTATTAACAGCAGATTCAATTTCAGTAACAGGGTAAACACGCTCATTTGCGTTTTTTACCCCGCCCTGAATGAAGATACCTTTCATATAAAGGTTCTTCTTGTCGCCTTCACTGACAGACTCAACCACCATACCTGCGCGGTCAAATGTCAAGTGCTCTTTGAGATACAAAGCCATTCTCTCAGATTCCTTTAGATGCGTCTTTTAGCTGTACGTGATTCAGCTACTGGACTTCTAGAATTTACACCATTGTCACCCTTTGATGGGGCAGGGGCTTTTTCTAAGTCTGCATTGTTTTGTGCAGGAGCATTCTTCCAATTGTTAGCATCTTTTACAGATGTTTCACCTTTAGAATATGCGTTGCTTGGTCCTTTTGGGCCTGTTGGTACTGATTCGCTAGCACCAGAGAATTTAACTGGCTTAGAATCCATACCAGCTTGACCGCTGTTATTTAAGTTTGTGCTTTTTGTTTGAACACCATTGTCACCGTGTGTAACAGAAACTTTCTTCAAAGTGATAGCTTCCATCATTGCGGCTTCTTCGTCATCGGCAGCAGCCATTTCGTCATCAGCGGCGCCCATTTCGTCATCGGCAGCGCCCATTTCGTCAGCATCACCGTCAGCCATGATATCTTCAAATTCAGCCATCAATTGGTCTAATTTATCTTCGATACTTACTAAACGGTCTTCAACTTCTGCACCTTCATCACCCATATCTTCACCGCCTTCAATGTCGATAATCTCGTCATCGCCTTCGTCATCAAAGTCGATTTCTTCTTCATCTTCACCTTCAATAACACCAGATTCTTCAGCAGAGATTTCGTCCATCATCTGGCCTACTTGTCCGCCCATCTGTTCGTCCATTTCATCGTTCATCATGTTTTCATAAATTTCGCGGCTTTTCTCAACTACGATATCGTGAAATAATGCACGTGCTTGTTCTTCATTCTCATTGATAATCAAATCAATAAGTGTTTCAAATTTTTTGTTATCCATTGTATGTTTCTCCTGTAAATGGCTTTGTATTATATTTAGTGGGTATCAAAGGAAACAGCACAATAAGTGCTGTTTTTTTGCGTTTTTGATTAAAATATATATTTTATGCGGTTGGAGTAGCGGCATCTGCTGGTACTGCACCATATTGTTCATGTACTTTCTTCAAATGCTTCTGTCGTTCAAAGTTACGAACATCCATCATTTTTCTAAGTTTACGTAGTTGTCTTAGTGTAAGTTTAGTTTTGCGGCTTTCTTTCCACTTAGGTTTACTGTTGTCTGCTTCAACATCTTGGTAACCTTGTACAGGTGGATTAAACATTTCCATTAATTTCATATTATTATTTATCTTACATTGCGTTGCCTGCAGGAGCAGGTGTTCCGCCTGCTATGCCACCAGTTGCGGCATCACCTACAGGTCCTGCAACTTCAGGACCTTCAGCACCCTCTTCCGGTGGAGGATTCTCCATTTGATCGGCTGTATCCATATCAGTTTCTATATCACCTGCAGACACTCCAATATTACGTAAATCACTACCAGTGGGTTCAATATCTGAATCTTTGTTGTGTTCTTCACGCCATAATTTTTCGTTCTTAGTAATTTCTTCTTCAGTCAATCCCAAGAAACGTTCCATAGCAAAACGCTTACTGATATAAGGGAAT